CCATTGTTGTATCTTGTGTCATTTCTTGTCCTTTTCTTATCTAATAAAATATATGATTGTTATAAGATAGTTTAATCGTTTTATCTTTAGCCCAATATGGTTTTATATTTTTAGTATGAAACCATTTTGCGCCCCTTGTTGGATCACTTATCTTTTTTTCTAAAATCGCTTTTGCAAGCGGCTCTAAATATGCTATCTGTGTTTGTGTAGGCATACCATAATCCAAAAATTGGTATTGCTTTGGTTGCCTAATTATTTCACAAATAGTTTTCGGATAATTTGGATCGGCCTTGCGGTTAATTGCAGTATAAGCCGTTGCAACCATGCCCATATTGCCTTCACCCCTTGCTTCACCCCACATAAGAGCTTGTAAGCATAAAATTTCATTGATCATTCTTCTTTCCTAAAATGTTACTGATAAAGACGGCTCATCCAAAAAACGATGCTGATTTAAATAAGTGCTTGCATTTGGAATAAACTGTCCACCCTTCTCAAACCATTGCTTGCTTTCTTTTTGCCAAGCTAAAGTTTTGAGAACATCTTGTAAATTAGGTCTTATCTTATTCCAAGATTTTCTTGCGGCTTCCTTACCGACTTTTTTTGGATACTCTTGCCAAAATATATCAAAATCGGATGATATATTTATATGGTTATTAGTTATTGGTTCTTGGTTATTAGTTATTAGTTGGTTGAACGCCCGTTGAACAAGCGTTGAACGCCCGTTGGAATTCGCCCGTTTCTCGGCACTTGCGCGACCTGCCTTTGCCGCTAAATCTACTCTATCATGGTAAAACTTAATCTCGTCATCAGCGCGTCTTTGTATAAAACCAGCTTCAGTTTCCACAAAGAAATCTTTAAGCACATTTTTAATAGCATCCTTTTCATCTTGTGTCCTCGCAGTAAGTAATCGGAATATTTTGTCTATATCTAATGGGAGTGGTTCTTCATTAAGATAATATTGATCAAGCAGTTGATGATAACAACCATGCTCTAACAAGGTTAAGTGGCCTGTGTCAGCCCTGTAATCTGATATGTTATGTTGATAATAATGCAATTAGTTCCCTTTCTCTTATCGTGTCCTTTTTTATTATTAACTAATTTTTATAGTTCGCGCAAGTATTTTTGTATTATTTTTTGGCCTTCTTCAAACCCATAAGCCACTTTCGCACCATAACCCATTGATTCTGCTAAAGTAAGGAACTGTTCCTGGTTTTGTTGTAATCTTGCACTTTTGTCTGCTTTCATCTCTATAAATAGCCCATGAAGGCCATTTGCTGGAATCATAAGGAACAAATCGGCCACCCCAGCGGTAACCCCCTCTTGTTTAAGTTTAATAGCCGTTCCGATATGCCTAGCGCCCCCGTTTGGGATAGCCCATAGACATTTAGCCATTAACGGGTATTGAAGCCTAAACCATTTAATAAGCAAAGTCTGTGCCAGGTGTTCGTTATTTTTCATAAATATTTTTAAAAAAGCTTGTAATAATTATTGATAGGTATATATTAACACCTAGCAACACATTATTAACGAAACTTAAAGGAAACTAAAATGAACTATACAACTATCGTAAATCCTCTTAAAACATTAAATATTAAATTTGATGTTTATGATGAAAAAAATCGTCAATTAGGTGTAGAAATTAAAACCTATACTCATCAAAAAATAGCGAATGATTTTACTGTTAATTTAACAGAAATGGATACAACTATTTATTTTGTAGCAAGTATTCATCAAACTAGAAATAATCAAACTTTTGGCGGTAGTTATGCTCGTGGATATTATAAAACTGAAGCAGAAATGCAACAATGGATTGATGCTAAAGTTTTTAGCGTTCAAAAAACTTATGCTAAAAAATTTGCTGAAACGGCGGTGGCATAATGAAAACACTATTAACCGCATTATTAATTGCACTCCCGATCATGGCAATCGGGGGCGAATCACCAAAGCTTCGTTATAATTGGGTTGAAAACAAATATAACTACGCACCTCAAGATGCCAAGCTTAAATACAATTGGACTGCCGACAAATACGAATTTGTTGCACCTAATTCAAAACTCAAGCATAATTCGCAAAGTGGTAATTACGAGTATGTGCAAACACAAATTGATCCTTACAAATCTGAAATAGGGGAATAACATGACAAGAGAAACAAAAAAACTTATTATTTTTTGCATCGCAATATGGGCTTATTTTGGTTTATGGCTTTATGTTTTAACGCCAATGGCAATTGAATGGTTGGGTAAATAATATGTTGCCAAAACAAGAAGATGGGTTTAAAATACCCATAAATCAACAAGTTACTGGAGCTTCTATGAGCAACCAAGAACAAGAGATGCAACACAAGATTCATATTCGCACCATGATGAATCCTGATCCTGATTTTTTAGACCTAGAACCTCATATCTCTTTACAAGAGCTTATTGAGCATCATATTACTTTTAATGCCGAAGTCTTTTCTGATTTTTACGATGAAGTTACAATTCAAAATCAAGTAAAGAATATTCTTTATGATCGTAAAGATGATAAGATTGGCCGCATTAAAGATTTATACGATGCGGAAATTAAAAGCATTGCAAAGTTTATAGCTGAAAACTATGAAACAAATACTTTTGCGAAATGGGCGTATGAAGATACAATATCGCATGTAATTTAACGAAACTTTTTAGGACAAGATAAGATGAAAACATCAGATAGCATTAAACATATAGCTGAAGCTTTAGTAGCGGCGCAAAAAGAAATTAGATTTGCCGTTAAAGATTCAACTAATCCTCATTACAAATCCAAGTATGCCAATATTAATTCAGTTATTGATGCCGTTAAAGCGCCACTCAATAATAATGGTATTGCTATTCTTCAATCATTAAGTCCTTCCGATGATAATAAACTTCATCTAACTACTCGTTTAATTCATAATTCGGGCGAGTGGCTGGAAGATACTGCCGTCTGCCCTATACAAAAACAAGATGCTCAAGGTCTAGGTTCTGCAATTAGTTATATCCGCAGATATTCTATTTCTAGTTTTCTTGCTCTTTATGCTGACGATGATGATGGTCAATCCGCAGTTCTTAATGCGGCAGATTACCTTCAAAGAATTACCCAATCACAATCATTAGAGGAACTCCAGGCTAATTATAATTTTGTTATGGGCGAAGTTAAAAATGATAGAACTCTCTCTAAATTAGTTATTGATGCAAAAGATAAAAGAAAGGCGGAGTTATGATTGAAGGATCAAGAAACAGTAATTTTTACGGAGTAAAGCTACCCTATTCAGATCAAGAATTAATGGCCATAGAAGCTCGTAAAACAAGAATAGAAGCCCTTAAAAGAGAACTTGGTAATAAATACTTATTAGCCCCTCTTTATGGCAAAATTCAAAGCCCTAAATTATGAATAGAATAATTAGGGGTATAGAGCAGGGATCACCATCCTGGATGGCTTTAAGAATAGGCCGCATAGGGGGTAGTCGTATCTGTGATCTTTTAACTGAAGGTCGAGGTGGTGCTGAATCTTTAACTAAAAGAAAATATAAGAATGAGCTTATTAGGGAAAGATTAACAGGTAAAAAATTAGAAACCTATAAAACCCCTGCAATGCAAAGAGGAATCGATTTAGAGCCAATGGCTAGGGCATGGTATGAAGTTAAATATAATACCTTTGTGGATCAGGTAGCAATCGTTTTACACCCTACTATTGAAGGTGGCCAATGCTCGCCTGACGGATTAGTTGATGCAACCAATTCCTTAATTGAAATTAAAATACCCAATCCTGAAAACCATTTAGATAATATCCTAACAGGCGGTAAACAATTAGACCAATATTATGATCAGGTTATGTGGCAATTAGCTTGCGTGCCTGGTTCTAATGGAAATGAAAAAAGAGAATTTTGCGACCTTGTATCTTATGATCCTGATATGCCCGATCATTTACAAGGATTCGTAAAGCGTATTTATCGAGATGATGAATACATCCAAACCATGCAAAATGCGGTGATCGCCTTTTTGTCTGATATAGAAACTATCGTTAATAACTTAAAGGAAATTAAAAATGGCAATAACCCATGATCTAATCGCTAAAACAGGCGAGTATCAAAATGCGGCTGGCGAAACAAAAGCTCGCTGGACTAAAGTTGGTGTGGCAATGTCGAATAAACAAGGTGGCACTTCACTTCTCATAGAATCTATTCCTGTCAATTTTGACGGCTGGGTAACAATGAGAGAACCGCAACCTAAAGCTGAAGTAACTTCAATAAATGGATCAGATAAAGC